ATGATAGCCCTCCAAAAAAACTAAATATGTAGTGTTTCTCGGATGGCTTGTCCGTTACCGGGGCCAGAATCCTTGTGAGATACGCTCTCACCGATCGGTCGTCTTTCCGACTGTCAGCTGGGGCCTTACGGCTTGCCCTTTCCTATGCGCAAAAAAAGAGACCCGAGATTTCTCCCGGGTCTCAAGGCTAGCTCTCACAGGAGAATACGCCGAGGATAGTACCTCGCGCGTATCACACTAGCAACTACTCTGTAAACAGCTCTGGGTTAGCCATCCGCTGCAATCGCATCATCTCCTCAATCGCCACTTGACGAACCTTATCGTCACGATTCATGTAACGAGCCATGAACTCCCGATCAGCGCCAAGAGAATCAATCTTGTTCTTCGCTGCCTGCGGAGTCAGCGCGCCACCAGACTGGGCCTCAGATCCGACAAACGACCCTTCAGCAAACGACGAACCGATCGCATGGAACAGCTTGATCATCGGCCCGGTGCCGATCGCCTGCTCCAGCCGCTCGAGCCCGTCAGCGTCTAGCCCAGCATCTGCGCCAAACTTGCCGACAGCGCGTTTAGCGAGTTCGATGTTTTGGTCAGCCGCGGCACCCCACTCCCGACGCAACGCCGAGAAATCCTCCTCGGACTTGCTCAAGAATGACTCACGCTCCATCTCTATCCGCTGCGTGGACGTTTGATTCCACCACTCAGCGAGCCCCTTGGCTTGCTTATTGGTCAGCCCCAGATCGTGAAGCACGGGAGCGACAGCCTGAGCGAACGAACCGTCATCCCCTTCCGGTACTGGCAACTCGTACTTGTCGGCGCTCTCCGGGCGTCCTAGGCGGTTATAGACGGCACTCCAGCCTTCGGCGTCGTCATCCGACTTCGGGGCGAGAATCGTGCGTCCAGCCTTGTCAGCGCCGAACACCTTCTCGAGATTCTGATAGGACAGCAGGGCGTCGGCCGGCCCCTTCCATCCTTTGGCCTTGACCAGCTCTCCAAGCTGGCTTGCCGTTCCTTGGTCGATCCCTTCCGGCGCGTACCACGCGGGAGCCGCTGCCGGAGCAGTCGGGTTGCCTGCTTCCGCAGACCCTTGATCGTCACTCATCGATGAATTCCTCTTGTAGATTGGTCAAGGTCTTTTCGTCCAGTTGCAGCGCCTCGACAATGAGCTGCACCGTTTCTTGGCGACCGACCATGCGGCCAACCTCAAACATATCTGTCGCGCCGGACTTATCCACGGCGACAGGCGGTTTCCCGTAGCGGGAGAATCGTTTCAGATGGGCGAGGATGATCTGCCCGTCTTGCGATAACTGGTTCGTCTTGCCATCGATCAGGGCTCGCTTGTAGGCGCGAGATCGGAACAGCACTCGAGCGACTCGAGCGCGCATCACAGCAACCATGCTGGGCATCAGCGATTCCTCAACCAAGTGAGATATTCAGCGCCTTCCTCTGGTTCCCAGAAAATTTTGATCATGTCTGGATGACTCGGTGGCAGCAGCGGGTTGATCGTTGTCAGCGCACAAGGCGAGAGCGCGTTATCGCGGAACCCCTTTTCCTTTGCGTATCGGTCGTAGACCTTGTAACTAGCGACTTTCAGCAGATGCATCGTGATTCCGTTGATCGGATCTTTCAGCACCGAGTAGGCGCTCTCGTGCTTATGGCCGGCGACGTAGATGTGATCTCGAGTGCCGAGCATCGCGGCTTTCATCGGCCCGTGGGCTGGATTCCACACCGACGAGCCGCTGTGATCGTGGCGAGCATTGACACGCACCTCTGCGCCATTCGGAAATTTCAAGGCGATGCGGGCCTCGCTGGCTTTGTAGTTTGAATTTTGCTGCCTTGCGATCCACTTGAGCGGATCTCCTGCTCCAGACCACAGATCATGGTTGCCGGCCAGCATATAGAGCCAGCGGCAGCGATCGACAAACCATTCAGCCAGCTTCCATGCCTGCGCAGCAGAGGTCGCCTGTTCGCCATAAAGCCGAGCGAGACGGCCAACCCAGTTATTGAGGCTATCCCCGACGTTGCAGGCGAACAGCCCCTCAACCTTGCGACACAGCTCTGTGTGACGCTCGAGCGCCTCGATGTCCGTGCCGTCATCATCAACGTGCGGATCGCCAAAATGCAGCAGACCAATCGGCCCCGGGATCTTGATGCGAATTGGAATGAGCTTGCTCGCTTCCTCGTGCTCGCGCTTGTGCTGGAATTTTCTTTTGCGCTGCTCGATGAGCTCGTCGATCGATACGTCATCATCCGGTATCGGCGTGAATTCAAACGCCTCCTCGTTCGGGATCTGCCTGCCCGGTTGATACGTCGAGATCGGGATATCGTATCCGCGCTTTCTCATGCGATTTAATCTCTGTAAAAGAGTGCGCTCGTTCATACCAAGCTCTAAAGCTACATTGGCACGAATGCCCTTGTATTTTTGCAGCGTCGCAATGATCTGATCATCAGTCGCCTTGGCGGCTACCACAGCATCACCTCTTTCTAGTTACTTTGATGCCGAGTTCCTTTCGGCGCTCTTCGGTGCGCTCGTCATCGCGCACCGCTGTCCATTCCAAATGCCCATCAACGAGCCGATACTGCTCCTTGTGAGTCAAGGCGCAATCGCAGCACTCGGTGAAGGTATAACCTTTAACTCGGTACCAAACCCCGTCATACATCTGGATTACGGGGACAGATACATCCTTGCTTCGTCCTGCCTTCGGCTTACCAGACCGGGCAGAACCTTTCCCGCGGCTTTTGTCCATTTCATGAACTCCGATGCAGCGCCCCAATGGTCGCCGCGATTGTGTTTCATGCGCAGCGTCGAACGCTGGAGATTGCCGAGACCGACGTTGAAGGCAAAGCTTACCAAGGCATCGAACTGGCCTTGACGATCAGGATCAATAGCGCAATATCGGGCCACGCCCGACTCAAACCGTTTAAGGTCTTGAGCAAGTAGAGCATCCACTTCGTCAATGTCCCAGACACGGTCGTCCTCTTGTTTTAGCGGATAGTCCCGGCGCAGAGGGAAATTGCCATTATCGGCGGTACGCACCACCGGCAAACGAGCCTGCTCGGGATAGAGCATATGGCCGACGCCCACCGTCCAGAGCTTGGCAGGGCATAAATACGGTCGCAGGCGCACACCTTCGTGTTTCTTAATCGACGCGAGCGCCTGCTCGCTTGTGTTCATCTTTTGCTAAATGCCTGTGTCCCGAACCAAAAAGCAATGATGCTGGACAGAATCAACATTTCATCTTCGCCAAAGACGTTATCCATAGCCACGGCAAAAGGGATGCCGGTGCTATATGCGTACCATACACCAGTTGCATTCAAAACAACAAGTTCCAGCACAAAGATATAAGTTACAACAGGTCTGACGCTGGCGCGCAGATTGATGATCCATTGGCTGGCACCCTTGCCGATTGCCTCGTCGTGCTTGTACAGCGCGACCCGTTCCTCGGCATAAGTCTGGGCCAGCACTTGCTCAGTCTTGATCTCCTCGATCTTTTCCTGCGAGGCAAAGCCCTTGGCAGCCAACTCGAGTTCCCGCTCCTTTTGCATACGCAGGATGGCGAGCTCGTGCGACTTGTCCTGCCGATCTTGGAAGAACTCGAGGATCTTTGGCAGGCCGCCAGCGAGAAATGACAGGAACGTAGAAAGCATTGTCATCATTGCGGCGGCCTCTTGTTGATCAGGTCAAATAGGGTCTTGATCTTATCCTCGAGCACGGCCACTCGAAGATCCAGCTTTGACAGAACGATGATCAGCGTAATGAGCGCGAGAATCACCGGCCATGCACGGGTGAAGATCTCAAACAACTCCATTTTACTTATCCGCTTTGGTCGTGTTGAGCTGGTTGATCAGGTTAAAAATGTCATCCAGCGTCCGGCGAATGTGATGGATGTCGTCCCGGTAGTCGGCTTTGGTGACGTAAACGTGCGGCATATTGCGCACATCCCGATCGAGCTGATTAATCGAGCGGCTGATATTATTCAGAATCCACCCGCCCAAGAAACCGGACACGCCGACCAGTACGTTGAAAAGCATCTGCGCATCCATCGTCAAACTCCCGGAACTGCTCTACGCGGAGCCGATGCCGCGATCTGTTCGGCCTTGGCAAATCGTTCTGCGGCCTGCCCAGCGATCGGAGCCGCGGCCAACAGGGCTTCCGTCTGCTGCGCTTGAGCGTCGGCAGCATCCATCTCCTCGAGCTCCTCGTCGGTGCGCAACGCCTTGGCAGGCACACCGTTGGCTTCGGCGATGAGCTTGATCGCCTCGTCTGCGTTAATGCGGCGCAGGACTGACATATCGCCAGAGACTTGCGCAACCGGAAGCATGGCCTCGATCGTGCGCAGGATGCCGGCAGCCTCTTCGGTTTTCATCAACCGAGCAAGCGGCCCCTGATATTTCGGCAGGATCTCGCCGCCCGAGGATAGGTACTCGAGCAGCACAGGCGGCGGCTCCGGCAGCGAAAAGCTCGCCGACAGCAGATCGAGCTCGCGATCGATAACCGGCCCCAAGAACTCCGACTGCTGGCGACCCATCGTCGGCCCGAGCAAAGCGCCCTTTTCCTGTGCGCGCTGGAGCACTTCGGTCGCTGTCATGGCTCGAGGCTCTTCAACCAAAATCTGGAACAATGTGACCAAGAACGAGTCGTTCACGGCCTTGCGCTTTTGGTCTGCCATCTCGATGCCGATCGGCAGATTGCCGCCAGTCATCAAAGGCTGCACGAGCGGCGTACCGTCGTCTCGCAGATAGCCGTAGTTCAATGCGTTAGGACGCACGGAGAAGGCGTTTAACGCCCCCTCCTCGGTCAGGATGAGCGGCGGGTCAACCATGCGGTGCGCCATCCGAAGCATGGTCTTTTCCATCTCTTGCAGCGACTTGATGTCAGCAAGAGCCTCCATCGCCGGAGACCGCCCATAAATCTCACGCGGCCCGGTAACGTACCGACCGACCGCATACGGCATCACCCGATAGCCGCTATCCTCGAGCAGCACCTGCCCCTCTCGAGAGACATAGCGCGAGACGTACTTCATCCCGTCAGCGCCGGCCATGCCTTCCTTGTAGTCGTAGTTCGGGCGAACGCAATGCACGAACTCGAACATCGTGTTCGGCGCGCTCTTAGCTTGTTCTACGATTCCCCGCGGCAATTTGTCAGCCCATCCCGGGATCTGCATCGCTTGGCGAGCAGAAAGCTGGAACGAGCGGTAAACGGTATCGACGCGGCCAACGTGATCGAGATCAATAACAAGCTCAGAGAGCGGGATCGCTCGATAGCGCAAGGTCACACCCGGCACTTCGTCTATGAACAAAGCGGAGGTGCCAAAAGCGCCCAAGCTCATGTAGCACTCAAAAGCCTGCGATCCAAAGTTCGCGGTGGGCGAGTACCGCTGACGGAACATGATGTCTCGCAAGTTATCGCACCAACGGCGAACAGCGATGTCGTCATCGAGCTCTGGGATGCCGGTGTACAACCCGTGCCACATCTGGGTCGCAGGCGTCAGCATCGAATCCATCGCAGCAGCGAATCGCGGCAGAGCGCGCTGGGCAGTCGAGTCGAAGATCTTCTCAGATCGCTTCTCGCCCGGTGTGCGCCAGCCTGTCATCTCGGCCATCGTAGGCCATACGCGCTCGGCTACTTCCTGCCAATGGTTTTCCCATGTACCACGCGCGCCTTTGAGACGATCGTAGCCCTCGAGGACTTCAGCAGCGCGTGAATCAGCCATGTCTTACTCCACCCAAGGCAGCGGTTTAGCGGCAACGACCGGCACATCCGGTGCTACACCATCCACATCCTTTTCGACGAATTCCTTATCCACTTGCGCCCAGACCCAACCAAGAACCTTGTCCTCGGTCAGATCGGCATATTGCACAAATGGCTCGCCCGGAGGGCCGAGCGTCAGTTTGCCGCGCATGGTGTTGTTGCCGTAGCAAGCCCATGCCACAGCCGTTACAACGTCGTTGTCCGGCGTGACGTACAAACCCTCAACTTTCCAGTTAGCCATTAGATCGGCACTCCATCAATCGTGATGTCAAACTCGTCGCTGGCTACAGCAGAGGCGGTGACCGGCGTCGGCTCAATAACCAACGGCACCTCGCTTTCTGGCAGCGTCGCTACGCATTCGCATTCTACCCAAGCCATCTCACCGTGGCTCCAGTTCCATTGGTAGCCGGGACGATCCTCGGGCTTGGGATCACGCACAACCCACTCGCCGTTTAGCCACGCGACTTCCTTGCCTTCCGGCGCTTCGGGCTTGGCCGGAACCTCGTACCAACCCTTGTTGTTGTCGATGACTTCAACCGGGTGGTGGCCTTTGAAACTATAGAGTGTCATGGGCTACCTCACAGAAGCGGGAACGCCGCAGTCGGGGCGGTGAAGTTGGCGGTGTAACGGGCAACGCCTTTGGTGATGCGAAGGTCGTCAATGTAGCCGTTCATGTATTGAGCGGTAGTATGCGTCTTGCCAACCTGTATTGAGTTTGGCGATACGACATCATTTGTTATCAAGGTTGAAGTTGTACCTATTTGAGTTCCATTTATAAATGCTCTGCCAGATGTGCCTGATCTGGTTACTGCAACGTGATACCAAACTCCCGTGCTCGGCGTCCACGACCATGTATACAAGGCATCGCCAGAACCAGAGCCTTTGCCAAGAACAAGGCGAAGTACGTTGGTTGATTGCACCCATTGCACAACATACCCAAGGTCACCGGCGCTTTCTGCCGCGTTTCCGTATTTAGAAACAAGCGCACGGTCGCCAGCAACGGAGTCAAAGTAAACCCAAAACTCAATAGTAAAGTCACCGCCAGCAATGTCTTGAAGGATGCTTGGCTGACTGCCCTTTAGATAATCTCCATTCCCGTCAAAATACATTGACGACCCGCCGAACTTGCTTTGCGTCGTGCTGATCTGCGCGTTGCCCACCGTCTCAAGGTTGTTCTTAGACGTAGCGTCGTAGATGCCTGCGTTGGTGTAATTAAGCAGGAGCGAAGTGTTAGTAATAGCGGTAAGGGGAGCGGTGGGAACGGTGTAAGTTGTCCCGGAATAAACCGCCGTGCCTTTTACAACTCTGGCGCTACTAATGTAACCGTTTATGTCGTCCGTTATGGTGTTGGTACGGCCAATCTGCAATGCACTTGTGGCATCAGCGAAATTTGATATTCCCGTTATTTGGTTGATTCTGGTGCCGTTATGGTAAACGCTTAACGTACTGCCGCTTCTAACGACCGCAACGTGATTCCACGACCCTGTTGCCATCGTGGTAGTTGAATCCAAAACCACATCAGCGCCTCTGACAAAACGAATTGTTGTTGCGCTAATTACACGCAGCACCCATCCAGCCGGAGTGCCGTCATATCTGGAAATTAAACCAAATGCAGAAGCAAAAGAATTTGCATTAAACCAACATTCAATCGTGAAGTCAGAACTGCCTATATCAAACGCTGAGTTGCTGGCAACGCTCAGGTAATCCCCGCTCCCATCAAAATACCCACTCCCGCCATACGTCGCTGCACTCCACGCTGCCGTGGGGTTGAACGGGCTGAAGGCTTGGACAGACACATCACCGTTGCGCGTGATGGCAAAGGC